CATGGTTCGCCCTCACTGCCGCACGCCACCGATCCCGCTCCCAGCCTTCGAGGTGCGCCCGCATGGCCTCGGACATTTCCTTCCGGTGGAACGGGTTGAGATCCTTGACCTTCAACAGCTCGGCCGGCGCCCAGACGCCGATCGGGATCGACTGCACGATGAACGCCGCGACCTCGCCCTCCATCTCCCACCGCGCGCCGGCCATGACCACGAGCTGCCGCAAGGTCAGGCCGGGGCGGTTGGGGTCAATTCCGCAGACTCCGCAAAGCTCCCAGGCGTAGCGCTCGAAGTCGTCGATCCGTTTTCCTCGCTCTGCATTCTCGCCATCGCTTCGCGGATCGCCGCCGCCTGACGGCTCGGGCAGAAAAAAAGGTATGCCTCGGCGAGCGCGTCGTGGGCCGCCGGGTTGCAGTCGCCGATCATGCTGCGGAGGAACTGCTCGCGCGTGACCGACCCGGTCTTGACCGCCTTCGCCTGCGGCTCGATCAGGACCCAGACCACGTCCAGGAGCTTCTCGACGTCGTCGGCGAGCTCGATCACCTCGCGGATCTTGCCGAGGTGGATCGAGCACGCCTCGCGGACGCGGCGGATCTCGACCACGTCCACCGTCAGGACCCACTCGCGGCCCGTGCTGTCCTGGAACTTCGCCATCAGGGACCCGCCTTTCGGAACTTGCCGCTCCGCAATTCTTCCTCGCCGGCCCGCTTGACGAACGGGCGCGGCGCGATGCGGATGGTCGTGAGCCGGAACTGCCGCGGCGGGAGAATGATCCGGCCTTCTCTCACCAGCCGCTTGAAGGCCTCGGCCTGCTTTGGGCTGGCCTTCTGCCCCTTCGGCCGCGGGACCGGCACGCGGATCACCGCCGGCCCGCCCTTCTCCAGGGTCGGCGGGACGATGCCCGGCTTGTTCCCGAACTTCGCCGGCCCGACGACGACCGAGTCGCGCGCCTTGTCGTGTGCGAAGAAGATCAGCTCCTTGAGCGGGCTCGTGGCCCGGCTGGTCGTGACGCCGGTCTTCTTGTTGGTCGTCTTGCGCGTGAACCGATCCGTCCGGATAACCCGCGGCGGGTTGCCCGGCTTCGACGCCTTGTTGGCGTAGCGGAGGAGCGACTTCATCCGCGTGCGGGTGTACGCGCCGTGCCGGGACATTTCGGCCATCTTGTAGTAATCGACCTGCGTCTCGATCGCGTGCTTGTTGAAGAACGCGCCCTTGTATTCCTTCACGGAGATCTGGAACTGGTCGGCCATCAGAGCGGGGTCATCGTGAGGGTGGAGCCGGAGCCGACGACGACGGTCGAAGGGCCGGCCGCGTTGGCGGTCGGCTTGGCCTTGAGGTCGAAGGTGTCGTAGATCGAGCCGTCGGCGTCCTGCGCCGAGTTGGTCAGCACGGGTTTGAATTCCCCACGCCAGCCCTCGACGCCCTCGGTCGCCAGGAGCCCATCGAGGACGAGGAAGTCAATATGACCGGTCGGGCTCAACGACGCGGACCGCACCGCCTTGTAGCCGGCGTCGGCGTCGTCGGCCTTGATGGTGAAGGAGATCTGGACGTCGCAGCGCGCCTCCATGTAGACCTTCGCGCGCGTCGCCCGGCTGCCGGCCTCGACCATGTCCCACGGCTGGGCGGCGTTGGTCACCGAGAGGACCTTGTCGACGTGTCCCCAGGTCGGCGTGGCCCAGGTCCCGCCGGTGTTGCGGTAGACTCGCCCGCCGATACCCGGCTTGTTCGCGCTGACGGCTGGCATGTCTCACCTCAGATCGGCTGCTGTTCCTGAATCTCGATCTCCCACCACGACCAGAAGACCTTGGCGGCCAGCATATCCGAGGAGTAGATCTCCTCGACCGGGGCCGTCAGCGTCAGCAGGTCAGGGTTGAAGTCCGGCTGGACCCCGTCGCGCATGAAGTCGAGCGCATCGCGGAGCGTGTGCACGAAGTCGACCCGCTCGTCGATCCACTCGATCGGAATCGTCTCGTCGGCATCGGCGTCATCCTTGTAGCGCTCGAAGGTCAGCACGCCGATCCGGTGCCTGTAGAAGTCGACTCCTCGCGCCGCGACGAACGAATCGTATCCCAGCGCCACCAGCCGGACGTGCCGGCCCTCGATCTTGTCGAGGACGATCGTCTGGTCCTTGTGCGCCCGCTCGACTCCCGACGGCGCGCCCGGCTCCCACTCGCGCCGGATGTACTTCACCAGGTCGTCGATAAGGGCGATCGTCGGCGCGGGGATGATCGTCCACTGTGCCACCTGCTACCCCTTGGCCGCCGAGACCAGCTCGGCGAGCGCGTCGGTCTTCTGGTGGATTCTCAGGTTCGCCGGATTGTTCCTGGCACCGACCACGAGCGCCTGGATCGCCGGGGTCTGTTTCGCTTCCGGGACGGTGCCGGCCACAGCCAGGACGTCGCCGGCGGTGACCTCGGTATAACCCTGCAGCGACCGATCCTTGATCGCCTCGGCCAGCCGCTCCAGCGCCGCCTGTTGCGTGGGTTCCATCACGACGACTCCACGAGCTTCGTGTGAATGCGGAAGTAGGTCCGTTCGCTGTTCGCCGTCCGCCAGGCCGCCTCGCCCAGCGTGCCGGGATCGAGGACCTCGAAGAGCCAGGGCTCGCCCGTGACCTGCAGCCGATCGCCGCGCCGCGGCTCCTCCAGTCCCGCCGCCGCCATGTCGGCCCTTGCCAGGAAGAACTCGCGCTCGGAGATCTCGACGCGCTGGCCGGTCAAGGCCTCGGTGAACTGCATCCCGCGGCCGAGCCAGCCCCGCAGCGTGTAGCTGGTCGGCTTGCGGGTGTACGTGATCTCGACGCCTTCCGCGGCGAGCTTGCGGCGGACGAGCGCCGCCTGGCCGCGCGCGATGAATCCCACGGGTCGGCCCTCAAGCGAACGGACGATGCAGGACCCGGCAGGTCGAATTCGCGCCGCCGCCGCCGCCGTCGAGGATGTAGCCGAAGAGGGAATTACCCGACGCGGTCGTCGAGACCTTCTTCGAGGCGGCGACCCAGTAGACCTTGGCCCCGTTCGCGGCGTTGTCGAGGTTGACGCAATCGTAGATGCCGCCGATGTTGAGCGTCCCGGTCGCGCCGGCGGGGATCGGGAGCGGCGCGATCCCGCACGTTGTCCCGGTCGCGGCGATCAGAACGACTTCCCCCGCGGCGACCGCCGAGCCTGCCGTATAGCGCATCTTGGCGATGCCGTCGCCATCGTCGCGCAAGGTCGTATCCGCCATGTCGAGACCTCCGAGTAAAGCGCCCGCGGCCGAAGGACCGCCGGCGAGTCGTTCGTTATCGTCCGCCGCGCCCGCGGTGAGGCGGCTCGGGTTCTTTCTCCGGCTCGGCTTCCTCCGCCTTCTTCGAGGCATCGACCTCCTCGGCGAGGCCCAGCGCGAGGAGTTGCTTCGCTTCCTCGGCGTCGACCTCGTGGACCGTGCCCTCGACGTACTTGACCTCGTGTCTGTACTCGACGCCGACCGTCCGGAGGATGCGGAGCTTCATCGGTTCCCCTCGTGGATGGCCTTCGACCAGGTCCTCGTCGATCAGGCGCCGGCCAGCCGGACGCCGCCGCGGTATTCCTGCAGCTCGACGCCGAAGTCGAAGTAGCCGCGGTACTGGATGCCGAGCTGGTTGAAGTCGGCGTCGGCCGATTCGACGATCGGGATCTCCTGGCCGTTCAGGAAGCCGACCTCGATCACCGGGACGTCGTTCGGATCGGCGAGCAGATAGGACGCCGCCGCCGAGTTGCCCGTCAGAGTCGAGTCCTGCATGTAGCCCGAGCAGACGATCTCAAAGAGACCTGCGAACGGGTTGCCGTCCGGCATCCCCTGGTTCGCGGTCGTCGTCGCGACCTTCTTCGTCGAGTCCATGAGGTCGTGGGCCGAGACGTTGAGCGCCGGCGGCACGACGAGTTTCTTCGGGATGATCCCCATGAGGTTGCCGTCGGGGTCGACCTGGAGCTTGAGCTTCGTCGTCGCCTTGTCGAGCGCGGTGATCCCGGTCGAGCCCGACAGGATGGTGTCGACGCCGGTGACCACGTTGTTGCGACCGGCCGTGAAGAAGGCGGCATTGTCGAGGAACTTGCCCCAGAAGACCTTGTTGAGCTTGATCGCGCCGCCGCGGCCGAGCCGCTGGCCAATCCGGTTAAACGCGCCGAGGTCATCATTGATGATGTCGCGGCGATCCAGCCCGTACATTTTGCCGTAGCTCTTGGCCTGGTTCGTGTAGGTCGTCTCGCCGAGCGTCCCGTGCGGGATCGTTCCGCCTGGCGGGATCTCCTCGAAGGTCGCGTCGCCCGACATGCTGTAGGTGGTCACCGTCTTGAAGTCGTTAAACGAGCGCCGCGCCGCGATCTTCGACCATTCCTGCTCCACGCCCATGAAGTAATCGCGGATGAACTTGTTGGCGATGTTCGAGAGAATCCCCGACACCGAGATCGTCGAGATCCCGCTGGCCCGCGGCGTGAAGGCGTAGCGCATGATCTCGCCGAGGTTGGTCTTCACCGGCGCGCTGCCGCGGTAGCCGTTGGCCACCGCCGCCATGTGCAGGAGCTGGTGCAGCGACATGCCGCCGCGAAATGCCTTGTGCGCGGCGTCGCGCGTCCGCTCGTCGTAGGCCTCGCTGCGCGAGCGGAGTCCCGCGGCCTCGGCGAGCGCGGCCTCGATGACCCGCTCGCTGGTCGCCGGCGACCCGCCGCCCTGGCGGAGCGGATAAGGCGCGGCCGCGCGCTGCGTCGTCCGGAGGACCGCGATCAGGGTGTCCTTCTCGTTCCACTTGCCGCGGATCGCCGAGCGGCCGATCTCCTCCAGGTCCTCGATCCGGTCGGGATGCTCCTCGGCCGCCTGCTCGATCATCTCCGCGATCCGTTTCTGGCGGGCCCGCTCGGCCTTCTGGGTCGCCAGGATACCGTCGCCGCCGGCATCATCCACCGCGCCGGCGATCGCCGTCGAGGTCCCGCCCTGGTCGTGCTGTTCGGCCCGCCACTGCGCGCGGAAGATGGCCAGCTCCACGTCGGTCCGGTTGCCGAGGTCCAGACCCTTGGCCGCGGCCCATTGCTCGAAGTCCATGACGATCCCCCCTACTTCGTCGAGGCCAGGGCCTCGATCGTCGATTCCAGAGAACGAACCCCATTGATGAGTCCGAGCCGCTGGGCGTCGGCGGCGGTGAAGATCGCGCCGCTTCGGACCTCGGCCAGTTGTGCCGCCGTCAACCGCCGGCCGCGCTTGACCGCGGCGTCGAATTCGACCTGCAGGTCCTCGGCGAGCTTCTGCAGGTAGGCCGCGCCCTCGGCCGAGATCGGCGAGTCGCCGCCGACGTCCTTGAGCGGTCCGGTCATGAAGACCCGCTCGCGTGTGCCGAGGCGATCGGCCCGGCCCGCCGACTCCTGAATCGAGATGATGGTCCCGATCGAGCCGACGAGCGCGGTCGAGGCGTTGGCCCAGACCTCGTCGGCCTGCGATGAGACCCAGTAAGCGGCGCTCGCCGTCATGTCGTCGGCATGAGCGATCACCGGCTTCCGGCGGGCCGCGGCGCGGACGTCGTCCGCGAGGTCCTTCGTCCCGGCCACGGTGCCGCCAGGCGAGTCGACGGCGAGCGCGATCCCGACGACGTCGTCGTCCTGGGCGGCCTGGCGGATCGCCCGCCGGACCGCGATCGTCGAGGCCGAGCCGCCGAGGGACGATTGCCCCTTCATCATCGGCCCGACCATGCGGACGACGGCGACCTTGTTCCCGTTGCGTGCCTCGATCGTGTCGTAGGCCAGAGCGACCGGCCGCGGCGGAGCGCCGGCCGTCGCGCGGATGTGAGCGGCCAGGTCGAAGGACATGAGCCGCGACCGGAGGACCTCGAAGCCGCGCGGCGCGATCATCCAGTCGGCGAGGTACTCGTCGAGCCGGGCGAAGCGCGGGACCAGGCAGTCGAAGCGCCAGCCCTCGACGCCGGCGTCGCGGCCCGGCCGCTTGGCCGCCAGCGTGACCCCTCGAAGATCGTTCGCGCTGCTCACGTTGCGACTTCCTCTTCGTCCTCTTCCTCTTCCTCTTCCTCGTCGGTGTCGTCTTCTTCTTCCTCGTCGTCGTCCTGATCGTCGTCCTCGTCGGGCGGCGGGTCGTTCTTCTGGGCTGCCGGCGGCGCGGCCGGCGTGAGCCCGAGCGAGTCGCGGAGCTCCATCTCGCGGGCGAGTTGACGTTGCACCCAGTCCCACCGAAGGCCGCGCAGGGCGCACTGCTCGGAGAGCGTCGAGAGCCCGGCCTGGATCAGTGCGGTCGCCGCGGTCGCGTCCTTGACCGGGTCAATGTCGCCGAACCCGTCGAACATCCAGTCCCACGAGAGCTCGGCGAACGGCGGCAGCCCGTCCGGGAGAATGCCGACGAGCGCGGCCTCGTCGAGCCAGGCGCGGAAGAGCCGGTCGAGAATGCGGAGCGCGAGGCGAGCGCGGAGCCGCCAGAGCGAGGCGTGATAGCCGAGGTGATCCAGCCGGCCGGAGGAATAGTTGTACCCGCTGGAGTTGCCGGTGATCCGGTTCAGCGGCATGTCGAGGACGCGGCCGATCTCGGCGAGGATGTTCGAGCGGAAGTCGCCGAATTGCTGCGTCGGTTGCTCGGCCTTGATCTGCGTGATGTCCCAGCCTGGCGGCAGCGTGTAGAGCGTGCCGCGCGGAACCGGGACCTCCTCGCGATCCTTGACGTCCGCCGGTTCGCTTCCTGGCGGCAGGTCGCTCTTCACGACGCCGCCGATATTCGCCGCCGTCTCGGACGCGAGCAGGACGGCATAGGTATAGCGCCGGAGGACCGCGAAGAGTTGAAGCGCCGGCGTGAGCCACGAGACGCCGCGGGCCTGGCCCGGCCGGTCGGGTCGATACCAGTGATACACGACCTCGGCCGGATAGGTGTCGTACTCGCCCAGGCCGAGGAAGCCGCCGTCGCCCGGATGTTCGCGCAGGACCTTGTAGCGGGTCGGGTTGCCGAAGGAGTCGTACTCGATCCCGTCGACGAGCTCCGCGGCGATGAACGCCGTCGGATCGGTCACGCGGTCGCACTCGAAGACCCGCCAGTCGAGCTTGACGTCGTGCGCGAGCTTCGGGTTGTCGGTGGCCAGCGCGAAGGCCTCGCCGTCGACGACGCCGGCCCGGACCATGAGCCGGAGCGAATCGGCGAGCCCGATCGCGCTGGCCCATTGCCCGAAGGAGTCCTCGATCGCGGTCGCGACCTTGTCGTCGAGGTCGTTCATCTGCAGGCGCGGGACGGTGCCCACCAGGTCCTCGGCGAGCGCGTTGCTCGCACCGAAGGCGTAGGGGTTGTTGGCGACCTCGTAGCGGGCTCGCTCGCGGAGCCGCTTGCGGTCCTCGGCGTTGGCCGCGCCGTTGGGCGAGAGCGAGTCGACGCCGCGCCAGTGCTCGCGGTTCTCCGGTCCGGTCTGCGCGGCGTCGTAGCGGGATCGAAATGACAGGCCGCGGCCGGCGGAGATCTCCGGCTTCGCAGCGGCGAGCTTCTTCTTGGCCCGCTTGGCGGCGGGCTTCTTCCTGGCCGGTGCGGTCTTCTTCTTGGCCATCGTCAGTGCGGCCCCGCACCTGGTGGGACGATCCGCGCCGCGCGGAGCAGGCCCGCGCCCGAACCGTTCGGGCCGGCGGCGTCGGTACCCTTCAGGTACTTGAGGCCTTCGAGGAAGTCCGGGATCGAGTGCGCGCTGGCGGACTGGCCGTCGCCGGCCGAGTCCTTCGGCTCTGTCATCAACTGCTGGAGCTCGGCCGTCAGATCGGGCGGCGTCGATGATGGAGTCGGCACGGCAAGCACTCGCGCGGAACGGGGGGACCCCTTCATCCGTGCGAGCGGCGCGGCAGGTTGCAAGCCGTTACGGCCATTCGGCGGCGATGTGTACTAGCTGCCGGGACTCTTTTTCGCCGGCCGGCAGCCGCCGGCCGGCTGGACGCGCTCCTCGGTCCTCACCCGGTAGGCGCATCCCTCGACGCTGCAGGCGCGGTAACGGCGAACGATTCCGATGGCGACCCGGCGGACCGTCGTGACATGCAGCGGCGCGGTCGGGTGAGCCGGGCAGTGAATGCCCTTCATCGCATTCGCTCCTTCCCGTGCTTGGCGGCGTACTCGGCTGCGAGGCTGATCTTCTTTCTAGGCGCGGCCGGCAGCAGCAGCTCCGAGGCCGACCAGGTCAATCCCGAGACGCCGGCCGCGACCGACGCGCCGACCAGGCAGTCGAGCAGGTGATTGTCGGGCCGGTGCGGTCGGATCTCCCACTTGTCGAAGCTCGCGCCGCGGATCGTGACCTGCGTCGCATACTCGGCCGCGCAGTGCAGGCCGATCAGCTCGTGCTCGGCGATCGATCGCCCGTAGAGGGTCAGGCAGCCGCGGCCGCCGGCGGCGGTCGTGAGCCGCTCGCAGAGCGCCGTCTTCCAGGCGTCCGGGTCGAACTGCACCTGCTGGCCCCGGCCGGTATCGCTCACCGTTAACCGCCAATGGAACCCCGACCGCTCGCCTGGCCGCGGCTTCCACTCGCTGACGCCGCGCGAGGTCATCGAGCGGGCGATGCCCTTCGAGGGATAGATGATCGGCGCGAACGGCGACGCGCGGCAGAATTGGTAAACGGTCTGCGCCAGCCACCCGCAATCGATCAGGCAACGCTCGATCCGCATCATCTCGCCCGTGGCCTCGCGGTAGTAGGTCCGGCCGAGGACCTCCGCCGTCAGATCGGCGAGGCCGGCGTAGACCCACTGCGTCTCGACCATGCCCGGATACTTGTCCTTCAGGCCCGGCCGCGGGTCGGTATTCTCGAAGACCGTCCGCGCTTGCCGCGGCCACGACCCGTAATCGATCACCGTGCCGCCGAAGTTCGGGTCCCATGCGACAACGGCATACCAGAGCAGGCCGGTCCCGCAGTCGATGAACGCCGTCAGCCGCGTGGCCTCGCGGGGGACCTCGAAGCGCGGCAGGCCCGAGAGCCGGGCCGCGACCAGGTCGGCGCGGAGCTCCTTGCCCGCCACGACTCCGCCCTCCGGCTCCGGCTCGTTCTGGTACTCCGATTTGAACCCGCGCGGGTTGCGGAGGTACAGATTCATCGCCGACTGGATCGCCGAGACCTCGCCTTTCCGCATTCGCTCCGGCCACGACACCACGGCGCCCGCGTCGAGGATCTTCCGGTTGGCGATGTAGAAGGCGTTCGCGCGCCGGCCCTGGTCGCCGGAGCGGTAGGACTCGCGCAGGACCTCGGCATAGTCGTCCCACTTCTCCAGGTTCGACGGGAATGATTCGAGCATCTTGGTCCGCACGCCCTGCCACTCGGGATGCTTCTCGGGCGACAGGTGGCGATCGCTCAAGTCGTTCGAGTAGATCACCGTGCAGAGCATCGCCGCGGCGATCGTCTTGTCGGGCCCGGCCAGGCCCAGGATGTCGTCGGAGACGATCTGCTCGCGGTCGGTCGTCTGGATCGGCGACTTGGCGCTCTCGCGGGTCTGGACGTCATCGAGCAGCACCAGGTCGGGGCGGAGCATCTCGCCGTCCGGGCCGGCGACCATCAGGCCGCGAACCGCACCCTCCATCGAGGCGACCTGCATCACCGCGCCGGAAGCGGCCGAGTCCTTCACGGTCGGCAGGATCACGCCGTCCTGCGTCATCTCGATCCGGGTCGGCACGCCGTTGAGCGTCTGGCCAGCGGTCCGGTTGTGGATGCGTTCGAGCTTGCGGATCGGATAGCAGACTTCGGGGAAGTCTTCGAGCAAGCGGTCGTTGGTCTCGATCTCCTTCAGGAGCGACTTCAGCCGCCGCTTGGCCAGCGAATTCGTCGCACAGACCAGGACGACGAAGCGGCGGAAGCCATAGAGCAGCGCCCAGAGGACCGCGACCTCGGCAATCGTGGTCTTGCCCGTGCCGCGCGGCATCGCGCAAGCGAAGAGTCCGCCGTCGCGGATCGACCGCTCCATCCGGTCGATCGCCGTCCGGTGCGGGCTGGCAAACCTCAGGCGGAAGCGGCGCGGGAAGTAGGAGCGCGCGAAGCGGAGAAGTGATCGCCGGCCGCGGGCCTTGCGGGCAGGGTTGACGACCTCGGGAAGCGGACCGATCTCGCGGATCGTCGCGGCATCGTCCCGCGACCGCTGGGCCATCAGTTCGCTGTGACTCACGAGCCGGCCAGTCGCGGCCCGCTCGACCCGGCGGGCCAGCTCGCGGAGCTGCTTCGCCTTCTCCTTGAGCCGCGTCGGCTCGGGCAGCTTCGGCTCAAGCGGCGGTGGTTTCACCCTTCGTGGCGGCGGCTTCCTCTTCGGCTTCTTCTTCGTCTTCACTTCGCGCGCTTCCTGACACGGACGAGCTCCATCCCGTAGTTGTCCGGTTGGTCTGGGATCTTGGCATCCGCTCTGCGGATGAGCTTATTCCCGCGGAAGGGCCGATAGTCGACCTGGTGTTGCCACCGGCCCCACTTCCAGACGACCTTCGTGACGTCAGGATGTTTCCGTCTCAGTTCCTCGGCCATCTTCTGCCGACCGTCGCCGAGATAGTGCGGCGTCATCCCGCCTTTGACCAGCATCGTGCGGAGCTTCTTGATCAGGAAGCAATTGAAGAGAATCGTACAGCGCCCGTCCTTGAGGACGCGGAGGCAGAGGTCCGTGTCGTCGTTGTAGAATCCCTCGTTGCGGTATGGTCGCCCGAGTGGGTCCCGCGCATCCGTCTCGATCAGCATGTTGGAATAGACTCGGGTGTTCGTGGCGAACGGCGGGTCATTCCTTCGACGGAAGACGAACATCTCGTACTGGAACCCAGCGATCGGCACATTCTCGTAGCGCTCCACGAAGTCCTCGGCCGCGGCGAAGATCGACCCGTCCGAGACCTGGATGATGCGGTTGCGATTCTTGCGGTAGAACGCCAGAGCGTTGTCGTCGATTGTCCAGAAGCGCGGAGTGCCAGAGTCGCGGGCATAGTCCCAGATCCAATTGCGTGTGACGACGAGGCCCTTGTCCGAGTGCGGCAGGACGAGGAGCTTCTTGGCGCCGATCGCCGCGGCGTAGTGGTCGAACTCCTGCGGCTCAACGACCGCGCGGAATGGGACGCCCATCTTCGTGAGCGCCTTGATCGTGTGCAGGGTCTGCCAGCGCCCCTTCGTCGGAATGAAGACGGGATAGCGCGGATTCATTTGCGCCTGCTCGCATAGGTCTTGTCGGCGGCAATCTCAATCGGAACTGGAGGAAACCAGATCCAGTGCGTATTGTCGCTGAGCGTCTGCCGGATTGCCTTCGCGAACGCAACGACCGCCTGCTTGTTCTTGAAGTGAACACGGATCGTCCGAAATGGGGTCTGGTCCTCGTTCACGGATTCCGGCATCCCGCGCCACTCGCCCTCAGCGTCGACCAGATCCCCGGCGAGGAGCCGATCGAGCAGCACCTGGACGGCATCCGACTCCGTCTCGACCAGCTCCAGGAGTGCAGCCAGTGCGTCAGGATCGACCTCGGCCTGGTTGGCGATCGGGTCAAGGGTCGCGAGGATCTTCCGCTCATCCGCTTCGCTCCAGTTGCCGATGAGCACCGGGACCACTTTCTCGCCCTTCTCGATCGCGACCTCGCGCCGCGCGTGGCCATCGATGAGCCTGCCGGTCCGCTCGTTGTAAAGACAGGCCCCAGCCCAGCCGACCTCACTGATCACGTCCGCGAGCGCGGCGACTTGCCGCGCGGGATGGCGTCGCCAGTTCGCTGGGTTCGCTGCCAGTTCGCTCGGGCTCCTCCATTCCAAGCGGAGGCCTGTCTTCTTCTTCCGGCCCGCCTGCTTCGTCCTGGAGGCCATACGGAGCCCTCTAAGTAAACTCTGCCCAGAGGCCTGGC